GCGGCACGGGCGGCGAGTTCGTTTACCGGGCGGTCAACCTCAAAACCGAAAAGTCGGAAGTGCTGAGCCGCCGGGCCAACCCCATGACCAACGCGGGCGTCGCTGCTATGGTGGACAAGATTCGCAAATCGTCTGTCGCCGGCGCGGGGCGTTTGGAGATCGACATGCCCTTCGGGGACAGTTTGAAGTCCGAAAAGCTCCGGGCGATACTGGATGAAATCTTCCGCGAAATCTTGCCTCAGCACGGCTACGTCATCCGCGAGGAACAAATCGAGCTAGCCCACCACATACTCACCTCAATCGTCAGACGCCAGGTGACGCTGGCCGAGGCTGGGGTCGGCATCGGAAAGACCATCGCGTATTTGCTGGCCGCCGTGCTCGTCAAGCGCGGCAGGTCCAATGACTTTTGGAACAAAGGCTTCTACCCGGAAATGCGATACATCGACATGGCGCACATGCCGATTGTCATTTCCACGTCAAGCATCGCCCTCCAAAAAGCCATCATCAGGGACTACATACCCGCAATATCCAAAATCCTCATGGTGCATGGCATCATCAAGACACCACTGACGGCGGTGATCCGCAAAGGCAAGGAGCATTATGTATGCGAGCGCAATCTGTTGGCGCACATCCCATTTGAGCACGACAAAAAGACAAAACAGACTCTGAAACGCCTGGCCACGCGCTTCGCTTCCATCGACCTGGCCGAAACGGATGGCCTGACACCGCATGTCAAACGGAAAATCCGCGTCCAGAGCCGGTGTCCGGCCGACTGCCCCCATCGTTCAAGCTGCCGTTACCTAGTTTTCCTTGAGAGTGTAAAATCGGCCAAGACTGACATTCAGGTCTGCAACCACAACTATATCCTCGCCGACACCAAGCGCCGCGCTGACGGTCAAACGCCGCTGATCCCCAATTATCAGAGCCTGATCATCGACGAGGCGCACAAGTTATTGCAGGCTGCCCGGCAGATGTACGGCGTTGAATTGTCCAGCCTGACCTTGCTGGATTTGTCTGAGGTTTTGCGCAACTTCCAATGCAAAAGCGGCAAGAGGCAAAAGGCTGTTCATAGGCTGGCCGAAAAGCTGTCCGCGCACAGCAAACTGCTGTTCCACGTTTTGGGTGATGAAGCCGGATTGGATGATCCTACGGACGACGCCGAGCGCCAAACCGTTTTTATCGGCGCCGAGGCGACAAGCCATCTGCGGAAAATCCTTAGCATCACGGAAAAGATTATTTCCGCCATGATGTGGGCCATGTCCGGTCCGGCTCAATCCCACATCATGGCGGAGCTTCATCAGGTCACAAGAACCGTTCAGACCATTCTGGAACATGATGAGCATATCTGCTGGCTTGAAAATCCCAAAGCCGTTTCCGACGCTGATACTGAACTGAAAGTGTGCGCCATACCAAAGGACCTCGACAGAAAACTGTTTGAAAGTTTGTGGTTCAAAGGCGTCCCTGTCATCCTGACCTCCGGTACGCTATCGGTCGGTGACGACTTTACGCGTATCAAGCGGACACTTGGGCTGGATCGCGTTGGAAGCCGCCTGACCGAGATCAGCAAGCCGTCTCCGTTCAACTACCGGGACAATACATTGCTGTACATCAGCAGGGCCGTTCCGTTCCCGGACAATAGGAACAGACGCTATATCGAGGCCGTAGCCGATGAAACAGAGCGGCTTATCCGCGCCGCCCACGGCCACACCGCCGTTCTGTTCACGTCACATGACATGCTGGGCCGCGTCTATTCCCTCTTGAAACAGCGCGGTTTGCCGTTTCCTCTGTTCCGGCAGGAGAAGGGTGACATCAACACGATCGATCGGTACAAACGGAGCGGAAACGGCGTCCTATTTGCCTCCGGCACGATGCGGGAGGGCATAGACATCCCCGGCGACGCACTTTCCATGCTCATCATCGTCAAGCTGCCCTTCGCCGTGCCCGACCCCATCGGTAAATATGAGCAGGCCAAGTATGCGAATATACACGAATTCAAGCGCCAGGTCATTATCCCGGACATGCAGATGAATCTCAAACAGGAATACGGCCGGGCGATCCGTGCGGAGACAGACACCGCCGTCATCGCGATCATCGATCTCCGGGCCTGCGAGGGTGAGCCGTACAATGAATATACGCTGGCGGCCCTGCCGCCCTGCCGCGTCATCTCGGACATTAACGACGTTGAGCCGTTTTATCATGAAGTAAAATCGCCGGAATATTTTCTGGCCCAGTAAAAGGTATTCCCAACTTGGGAATAAGTTTGACTTAGGAGGTTTCTTGCTCATGAATACATCTGAACATAGGAAACTGGTAGATATATGCACCGTGTCGGTGGACATGGATTTGCCGGACACTGAGCGTATAATGGATTATCTTCGGCAAGTCAAAAATCCGTATCATTTTATATGTGATGGGATCACAATTACGGCGCGTTTTCCTAAAGACGGTCCCACGATCGTGGAACGCTTGCAGCCGCTCATAGCTTATTAAGCCGGGAGGCGCATCGGCAGAGTGGACTTTTTCAATTCGCGATGATAGTATGGGTGTCGGGAAAAGAATGAAGAAGACGACACCCTCGCTCTTTGAATCACGCGGATAGTCCGTAAATTCAAGGAGGTTTTGTCATGTCTGAAATTCTATACCGGGCGGCCAAGTACATCCGTCTGTCCTATACCGATGACAGGTCGAACGAAAGCGACAGCGTGGCCAACCAGCGCAGGTTGCTGGACAGCTTCATCGAGAGCCAGCCCGACATTGAAGCGGTGTCGGAAAAGGTAGACGACGGCATATCCGGCATCATCTTCGACCGCAAGGCATTCAAGGAAATGATGGCTGACATAAAGGCCGGCAAAATCAACTGCGTCATCGTTAAGGATTTGTCGCGGCTGGGCCGTGAGTACATTGAGACCGGGCGCTATCTGCGTCAGATATTCCCGGCCTACGGCGTAAGGTTTATCGCGCTGAATGACCATATAGATACATTGAAAGACAACGGCGACGATTTCGTTGTATCTGTAAAATCGGTGATCAACGACGCTTACTGCCGGGATATTTCGGTCAAAACACGCTCGGCGCTGGACGTAAAGCGCGACAAGGGCGATTATGTCGGGGCCTGCCCGGTATACGGGTACAGAAAAGCCGACGAAAATCACAATCAGCTTATCATTGACGAGTACCCCGCCGATGTGGTACGTGATATTTTCCGCTTGAAATTGGACGGGATGAGCGCGCTAAAAATCGCCGAGACGCTGAACAACCGGGGCGTCTTGTCCCCGCTGGCCTACAAAAAGGATCGTGGCCTGCCCCACTCGAAAAAGGGGTTCTCAGACAGGGCGGACGCGAAGTGGTCCCCCACCACCGTTATCCGCATATTGAAGGACGAAACATATACGGGCACATTGATTCAAGGGCGGCAGGGCACATTGAATTATAAGATCAAGGACCTGATCGACCGCCCCGAAAGCGAATGGAAACGTTCTGAGGACGCGCATAAGGCGATCATCACCAAGCATGATTTTGATTTGGCCCAGCGGATCATGCGGTTGGACACCCGCACCGCGCCGGGCGGCGACAAGGTATACCTATTCTCCGGTGTCCTCATCTGTGACAGCTGCGGCGGGCGCATGACAAGAAAGACCAACACAGTCGGTGGGAAAAAATATCACTATTACTACTGCCCCACAGGGAAGAAGCGAGGATGCACCGGCGCGGCTATGCTAAAGGAGACAAGCCTCGCGGCATGTGTTTTGAACAGCCTAAAGGTACAAATCTCGTGTGTGGCGTCGCTGGATTCCATCCTCGCGGGCAGCGACGGCCAGAAAGCGGCGCTGGCGCTGATAAGCCGGATCGAGGCGCAGATTGCCGGGAACAGACATCAGCTTGAACAGCTCAACAGGGTAAAATCGTCGCTGTACGAAAACATGATCAACGGCATCCTCACGAAGGAGGACTACAAGACGTTGAAAGCCAAATATGCCGGCGATGAAAAACGTCTCTGTGACGCGATTGACGCCTTGAACAGTGAACTTGCCGACATACGGGAGGGCAAGGGGGAGAGACTGCGCTGGCGGGAACATTTCAAGCGTTTCGGCGATCTCACCGAACTGGACCGCCGCATAGTGATCAGTCTCATTCAGAGCATCCGCGTCGTCAGCAAGACCGAATTGGTCATCACGTTCAACTATCAGGATGAGTTTGAGATGGCGTTTGCGCTTCTCCAGAAGGAGGCGGCGTAAATGGCTCGGAAAAGCAGAAAAAACATTGCGGCTCTTGTAGTAGAACCCATTGCAGACATCACCTATAACGCCGCTGGATATGTGCGGCTGTCCGTGGAGGACAACAAGAAAAGAGGCGATTCGGTTGAGACGCAGAAATATATCCTGGAGAACTTCATCGCCACGCACCTCGACATACGCCTGAGCGGGTTCTACATTGACAACGGCATATCGGGCACGACGTTTGAGCGTGAAGCCTTTCAGAGGATGCTCGCCGATGCGGAGAGCGGCAAAATCAACTGCATTATCGTCAAAGACCTCTCCCGTTTCGGCCGAAACTCGATTGACGCCGGGTACTACATCGAGAAATACCTGCCGAAACTCGGTGTGCGCTTTATATCGGTCACCGACGATTTCGACACAAACAATCTCACCGCAAACGGTGTCGGTTTTATCCTGCCGCTGAAGAATATCATCAATGAGGCTTACGCTTTGGACATCGGCCGCAAGATCAGGTCACAACAGCAACAGGCTATGAAGTCCGGCGAATATGTGGGGTCGAGGCCGCCCTACGGATACCTGAAATCACCCGACGACTGCCACAAGCTGGTGATAGACCCCATGACAGCGCCGGTCGTCCGGCAAATCTTCGGTTGGGCGATTGAGGGTGTTGGACTAAACGATATAGTGCGCCGTCTGAATGAGTCAAAGATTATGACGCCAAGCCATTACCGCAAAGAAATGGGGCTGATTACCCATGAAAACTTGGTCGGGAAAGGAATGTGGCAGACGTTCAGCGTCAATATGATCTTATCAGATGAGGTTTATACCGGCGATATGGTTCAAGGAAAAAGCAAAAACGTATGCTGCCGTCAGACCAAAACAGACATGAGTGAGTGGATTCGCGTTCCAAATATGCATGAGCCGATTGTCACGCGAGAGATATTTAAGACAGCACAAAAGATTCGCGCGCAGGTCTCGGAAGCGGCGAAAGCCCGTCAGGTCAAGTCTTACACGCCAAACATCTTCAAAGGGAAAGTCTTTTGCGGTGTTTGCGGCGGCGCTTTGCACCGTCAAAGAGCAATCAGAAAGAAATCCGACGACATCTACTACTTTCACTGCCTGTCCAACAGCCGCAAGGCGCGCGGTTCTTGCGTGTCATTTATGATGCCGGAAGAAGAATTGCTGGCCGCTCTTTTAACGACTATTCAAAAACATGCCGAGACGGTGATGGGCAAATCCGTTAAGCTGCGCAAGGCTTCGATGGCCATCGAGGCGGACAGGGACATGATAAAGGCGAAACTCTCGGCCATTCGCCAGGATGCCGGCAAGGATGAGCGTATACTGAAAAGCCTTTACGAAAGCCTTGTGAATGGTGTGATCACAGCCGATGAATTCCGCGATATGCGCGCGGACTATGCGGCCAAAGTACAGGAAGCATTACGTCAAGCCGCAGAGCTGGAACGGCGCCATAAGGAACTTGACCGGCAGATGACCGAATATCTCGAATTGTCCAATCTGGTGGAGAACGCGGCTAACTCGGGTATTACGGCAAAACTCATTGATGCTCTGATTGACAGGATTCTTATCTTTCCCGGCAGGCGGATCGAGGTGTCCTTCCGCTACGATTGCGACTTTGATTTGATTGAGAGGTGATTGAGGGTGCGGGATAAAAAAACACATACGGTTAGGTCCTCAAGATACACCGTGGCCAAGTATATCCGCCTCTCTCTGGAGGACAGTAAAACTGAGAGTCTGAGCATACCGAATCAAAGCCTGCTTCTCGACAAGCATATTGACAGCCTTGACATACCCGATGCTGAGGTTCTTGCGTTTATCGACAACGGCTACTCCGGCACAACTTTTGAGCGGCCCGGCGTACAGGAACTATTGGAATTGGTCCGGCAGCGCAAGATCGACTGTATCATCGTGAAGGACTTCTCCCGATTCGGCCGCAACGCGATTGAGACAGGCTACTTCATGGAAATGGTGTTTCCACTGTTTCAGACGCGGTTCATCTCAATATCTGACAACTACGATTCCGACGACTACAACGGCGACACCGGAGGGCTGGAAGTATCTTTCAAGTATTTGATGCATGAATATTACAGTCTCGATCTGTCCCGAAAAGAGAAAAGCGCGAAATACGCCAAGATGAAGCGAGGCGAGTATCAAAGCAAAGTCTGCTTATACGGCTATCGCAAGGGCGCGAACGGGCGGCTCGAAATCGACGAGGACGCCGCCGCTGTTGTGCGGCTGATCTTTGAAACTGCGCTGACGATGAAAAGCACGACCGACATTATAAGAATTCTGTACGATAAAAGAATCCCCATACCAGGCGAGTACCGCAAGGCAAAGGGAATCGGATTTCATGACATTTCACGCAGCATTGGGATATGGCAGCGTTCCACAGTTGTTCGGATATTGGCGGACGAACGCTATACTGGAACATACATCATGGGTAAACGGGTTGTTACGCAAGTGGGTAGCAATAAGACCAGATTGAAAGATGAAAGCGACTGGTTCAAGATTCCCGGCCATCATCCGGCTATTGTTTCCCGTGAGCTTTTTGAACAGGTCAATGCCAAGCTGTCGCATTTCAAGTGTCCCAAGCATGACCGGGAATACACTTTGCGCGCGAAAGTCGTCTGCGGTTGCTGTCGTCACGCAATGCGGAGGGTGCCGCGTAAATCGCCGGCTTTCGTATGCCGATACACACAAGTTGATCCATCGGCCGAATGCCACGCTTTGGAGATCGGGGAGCAGAAGTTAGAGACGCTGCTTTTTGAGATCATCTCCGAGCAGGCGAAAGCGGTGTTGGGCGGTGGCGTTTCTGATGATACAAGCAATCTGCGTCTATGTTTGGAGCAGAGATCGGAATACGACAGGATGATCGGCGACATTCAAACGCGGAAAAGCGAACTCTACGAGAAGTATGTTCTCGGCGGATTGTCAGTCGATGAGTACAGGGGTGAAAAAGCGATGCTTGACGCGGAACATGCCCGCCTGAAAACCTCTTGCTCCGCATTGGCCTCGGAAGCAAAGCGCCTGGCTATCGAAAAGGAAACAAGCGATTCACTCACAAATGCAGCCGAGGGAGTTTTGTCTAAAGATAGGCTGACGCGCCCGCTGGTTGACATGCTGATCGAAAAAGTCTTTGTGTATCCTGGTAATCGCACTGAGGTTGTTTGGAAGACGTCGGGATTTGGGGGTATACCGCTCTAAATATGAGAAACCTAACTACACCACAAGACCGTCGTTCGCGCGATGCAGCGGCCTTGTGGTGTAAAAGCATATTGTCAGACCAATCGAAAATTTTTGTCGCGGGCTTGACATACGGGTGACGTAGGTCATGAAAACGGATAATCGGCAACTCATTCTTTTTCAGAATCAGACGGAGATGATGACTAATGTAATCCGGTCTCATAAGGCCAAAGACAACAAGCTAAGCATCCAGGGATTACCTATTAGATTTAGTATTTAGGGGGAATTTAACTGAAGGATGTTTACGGATTCTGGGATGAGAACGACCTAGACGGATGGGAATGACAGATT